GCTCTGCTTTGATTCTGGCTTTCTCTGCTCGGACATCTTCCCACTCCTTCTCAAGTCGCGACTTAGCCTTCTCGTAACGGGTAGGCTTCTTTTCGGAAGCCGACTCCGACTTGTCTTCTGAAGGTTGCGTTGTTAAAGAACTTTTGGCTTCCTCGGATTTCTCCTTGGTCGCTGAAACCTCATCCGAGGCTTCTAGTTTTGTTTTTTCGGCTTTTTCAGCAGGCGCGGGTGTCTGCTCGTTATCTCCGCTTGAATTTACTTCTGTTTCTGCTTTAACTTCTGGCTCATCCTTCGGGACTGTTTCCAATCCCGCATCGGCTGCCGCCGCAAGTTTCAACATATCCAGTTCAGTAACTTCCATTGAATCTGCCATTTTGACCCTTTCTTTACACTTGTCGGTAGGGAGTCATTCTACCTAAAGGTTAGTCGGCTACTGGTTCATCCGATCCATCCCCATAGCCTGGAATGGCGGAGTTAAGTTTTTGGGATGCGAGCGATTCTAAGGTCGCAACACACCCACGAAATCCTTTAGCATACCCACAAGCGTCCGCAAGTGCCTCTGATTTCTTCATCACAGCAGAGCCGTTTTGACGCAGGGTTAGGTTAAGCAAAATCAAACTAAGGCGTTTGCCAGTTGGGGTTGACAAGAATCCTGTCCACGCCTTCTCATCCTCGTCCTCCCATTGTGGCTCGTTGACCCATTCTTGATCTCTGATGAACGCCAATGCTGCTTTTAGTTTTCTCACTCTGAAAAACCACCCTTTTTGGCTTTCATCATGCGCCAGATTTTTGGCTTAATTGTTGAGTTCTTTTTGCTCCGGCTTGTTCCAGCCTTACGGCGAGCGTTAATGTTTGCGTATAGACCTTTTTTCATAGTTTTATTGCCCAAGAATCACCTTGGAATAACGTATAGTCCTTTTGTTCTATTTCCTCAAGTAAAGCTTTTTTGACTGATTCCCAACTCCAATCGTGACCAGCCATAATCCCGCCTTCTTTAAGCTTCTTACGCCAGCCCTTTAGGTCTGCAAGTACGCCTTCGTACCTATGATCTCCGTCAATATAAACTAGGTCTAGCTCTCCATCCTTAAAGAATTGGAGCGCATCTAGGCTTTTGCCCCTGCTATATAAAACATTCTTAAATGGAGATACGCGTTCTTGGAACGCCTCAAAGACAAACTTCATCGGGCATTGCTGACTCGCCCTGTCGTTAATGTCGTAGCCGTTTAGCCAAGGATCTACAGCAAGAACATCCTTAAAATACTTTGCAATAACTACTGTTCCCTCGCCACTATAAGAACCAATCTCAACCGCCCTACCAGTTGCGCCATGTTCATTCGCCCACTCACACAACTTTGCCAAGCCTTCCGCTTGGAAGGCATCACGCATTACTGGTACTTTCATCAACCAAATCTGGCTGGTGGAGTATTTGATGTCGAGAAATTTTGTGCTGGTGATTTTATTTTTTGGGCAATTGAAGTTGGAATTGGAATGGACTGCCTAGTTCTAACTTGGGGCGCGGGTTGAGCCGCCTGCATTCCAGGTTGCAGATTGGCAAAGTTTGTCATTGCGCCCTGGTTCATGGTGTTGCTGTTCTGGATGCCCTGCTGGAGCATTCTATTGTAATCTTGCATTTGACTTAACGATGGATTTTGTTGCACACCCATTCTTTGCTCAAGAGCCTGCCTTCTGTCTGATGAAAGGTTCTGAATTTGCTCTGGTGAGAATTGACCGATCGGCATTAAGGTTTGACCATCTCTTTGAGCTTGATAATTAGATAGCAACTTAGAAACATCGTATGCTGGAGCAAGGTTAAAAAATTCTGGCGGAAGTGCCGTACCGCCTGTACTCATTGGAGGAATTTGATTGTATGCTGTTCCGCTAGTAACTCCAGTATTGCCAATTGGCATTAGATTTGGAGGGGTTGGATTTTGACTAATTGGTCCACCAAGTCCGCGTTCTCGCATTGCTATTGATGCCTCAAGATTCCTTCTTTCATCTGGAGAAAGCCTTTGTTTTTGTTCTTCGGTAATTCCAGTTCCGCCAATCGGCATTAAAGTATACTCTGGTCCTCTGGCATTACGCTCTGCAACTAATCTGGACAGGTTATTGAAATAATCTTGCTGTGCCATAGCTGCCCCAAAATTAGGATTACGCACTGCATCAAGCGGATTAATAACTGGACTTCTTAGGACTGGTGGTTTTGGTGCTGGTTTTCTTTTTGCCATATTAAATTACCTGTGGTTGGGGTTGCATTGCTTCTGGAGGCAATTGTTGCCCCTGCTGTTGCATCTGAGCCTTACCTGCATCACGAAGCTGTTTCTGGATAGCGCGGGATGTATTGGGGTCAACCTGTTCCAAGGCTGCCAAGTGCTGTTGTAAGTGTGCCATCAGAACTTGCATTGCACTCTGATCGACCTGCTGTTGCCGCTGTTGAGCCGCTTGGTTAAACGCGAAGAGAACGGATATATGCGCTTTGTGATCATCGCTAGGCTTGATTGCGACTGGGAATCCAGTTGCAAGCATAGTTGCGATTTCAGTCGCTTGATCTTCAGCTTGATCGCCAGAGGCTGCGTTTGGATCTTGGAAGAGTCTGCGGACCAGCGAGGGATCATCTTGTTCAAGAACTGACTTTACCAGTTCGCCTTGGTTGACGAAAGGATTATTTTGGAACATCTGCATTCGCGCAACCGACTTCTGCAACGCAAACTGGCGGTTGATGAAATCCAGTCCACCCTTCGGCTCAATTGAATACTCGTCGTGAATACCATCTGGAGGCATTGAGCCTGTCTCTTCTGCATAGCGATACATCAAGTCTTTCTTGTTGTACTGCGTGTAAAGCGACCAGCACTGCTTGAAGAGATGAGATAGCCCCATCCGGAACATGCGATTGCGAAGATCGCCGGAAGCGGCGGATTGCGACTGCAACGCTTGAATCTCGGTAGCAGTCTTTCTGTCGCCAACGTTGAATTGCGATCCAGAGCCAAAGTCTGGATTGCCCATGCGCTGTTCCGCCATTAGGCGTTCTTCAAGCATCAACTTCTGGAAGTCAAAGGGAGGCTGGCTGAATTGAACCGGCTTTAATCCTTGTGGAAGGATCTGGCCTGGTTGCATCTTTAGATTCGATGTATTTAGCGAGATCGGGTTCTGTGCTTCAAAAACGGGTCGGTTGGCAAGCTCCACATAATCAGAGAGGCTATTGCGTAATTTATTAAGCAGGTTCTCTGTCGGGAGTAGGATCTCTGCTACGCCTCTCGGGCTATACCAACCGCCCCCTGTGACCTCATAGGGGAAATCTACGAAAGGTGGTTCGCCATGACGATAGGGTAATGTGAAAGGTTTGCGAACATCTTCAGTTACGACAAGCGGGCTATACGTTTCGACTTTCCATCCCTCTTCAGAAGGTGTGTACATCTCCCAAAGAATGATACGATCATTCTCAGCTTCTTGAGTAATTCCCTCGCGTCTATAAATCTCGTCTTGAATCTCACTTCGTAAGCCCACCGATTTGGAGGGTTTACCCGAAATTGTTTTGATAAAGTCCTCATCCTGCTTGTACAAGGGATTTGCCTTATAGGAATCGACACTCGTTGAGATGATGTGAACGATGAAATCTGCATCTTTGAACTCCTTGGTATAGGAAGGAACGATAATATGGAAAGGATCAATAGCCTCGAAGTCAATCCGCTTTTTCTCATCGTTCCATACAATCTTGGCAACGCCTCGTCCGTAGAGGAGGATGTGGTCAATTACGGAAACAATCTCTTTCTGGAAGTTGGTACGCTCGCGCATATTGTAATCAAACCAACGCTCGGCTGATACAGTCAGCGGGGTTAACTGCTGGCGCATCGGAACGAAGCTGGAAAGGATGTCATTGCCAATTGCGCTATTGACGAAGGAAGGCTTTAGCTTCTCAATCGCTGTGTCGATTAGCTGAACGTGCAGGTCGGCGGCGGTAGGCCAAGGCTTGACCTTACGGCGTACCCCAAAGTAGCGGGCTTGATAGAACAACCGCTGGCGGTTCTCCCAAGTCTCTCGCTGGTTAAGTGCATCAATGATCCTTGTGTAATAATCTGTACGGCGAGTATCTTTAGCGTTCATTTGTTGCGCTCCACTTTAAGTTCGTAAGAAAGATCGTTGACTGCGTTTAATGCCTTCCTAGCCCATTCGCGCGTTCCAGGTGTACCCCTGCGAATCTCGTTATAGTTTTGGTCTTTCATTAGTTCCTCAACTATCCCTGTCGTGTGGGTTACCGGTGTCGTTGTTGCGCACCCACCAAGACTCACCGCGCAGATCACGCTCAATAGCTTCGCGATTCTTGCGCCACTCGCCGTCAGCGTTCTGAGTCCGCTTTTGCTTCCACCCAGGAATGATGCGAAACACTGCGGCGATGATCTCAAGGATTGCACGCAGCACAATAAATTATTTAATATTCAGCCCGACTGTCTTGAGGAAGTTTACGATCTTTTCCAAGAACGAATCGTCCGCTGGGGTCGGTGTGAGTTTAACAATGATGCGAGCAGCAAGAACAATGCCACCAACAGCGGCTACGATCTCTTGCCAATTTGAAGTAATCCAATTCCAGATGTTCATAGTGTTTATCCTCCTGCGTCAAATCCAGACATGACAGGGTCGTGTGCCACCATCATTTCTTGAAGTGACTTCCAAGTTGGACGTTCTATTTGGAAAGTCAAGTCCAAGCCGACATTAGCACCACTTACGCACAATGCCAACGCATCAGCCCTGTCGGGTGAGGCTATGCCTCTGGCACGCATTGAGTCCTTTGACTCCACGCCAAGTTTGCCCTTGCTGTTTGTAATGGTGCGCCTACAGGTCAGTTGGGCGGTCAAGTCCTCATCCTCTGGCAGTATGATCTCGGCATCCTCAATCTTCTTTGCCATCCCATACCACATCTCAGCCGACCTATTGGTATAGGCATTAGTGTCGTATGCCGTAGCCCCAAAGTTCACCCTATTGACTACCCAGCCAGACTCAGCCAAGGCATCGCACATAACCATACCCATCCCGCTTGCGTCAGCGTAGATGTTATTAGGCTCTAAACCGGCCTTCTTAAACTCGACTATAAACCTGCCAACGGCTGCCATCGTGTCCTTTTCGCGCCAAGCAATCATGGGCAGTATCTTGTTCCCATCGCTTATACAGATCACGTTCTGATCCCCTCCGGCCGCGAAGTCTACGCCTGCGATCCGTACCCCAGGTTTGAAGCGAGGTGGAGCGTTATAGCAGTTTTGTAGTTGCGACAAATTGATAACAAGGCTTTCAGCCCCTATGTCAACAAACTCGCCGTAGATCATGGAGCGGGTTAGGGGGTGCTTCTCTCCATAACGCTGGGTTATCTCATCAATCTGCTCCTTGGTTATGTGGGGGCAGTCAAACGCTGTTACCGCGTGCCTCTTCCACATGTTGGCCTCCTTGGTGAAGGCTCTATAGAACGCTCCGCTAGTACCGCCTGGGCTGGATGCAATAAGTAGGCGGGTTGGTTGACATCGGCTGATGGCCTCAAAGAGCGGGTCTGATACTGTCTTGGCTTCGTCAACAACCATAAGCAGGGGTGCGGTTAAATGGTTCTCGGCGTGCCATCCCTCCGCCCTGCCTGGGTCTGTGGCTGAATACCCTATGATCCGGCTGGTATTGCCATTGGGGTGGAGGTAGCGAATCTCGCCGGATGTAACCTCCCATCCAGAGCCTATCCGCGCTACAAGTGATCTTAGGTTAGGCCAAAGCTGGCTTTCTACTTGTCTGAATACGCCCGCTGTTGTGACGGCTATAGATCGCTGAAACGTAAAACAATGCCATAACAAAGCTGAAGCTATTACAGTTGAAGTCTTTCCAGATCCGTTTGCTGCTCTAATGGCTACTCTAGCCTGTTGTGGCTCTAAATCCTTCAATACTTTGCGTTGCCAATCGTAAAGCTTTAGACCTAGAACATGTTGCGCAAACCCAACCGGTCTTGAGATTTCTGCAATAATCTCTTCCGGAGTCTTTTGTTTGCTTTTAGGGGGTTTCGCCATATAGACCTCTTTTTATTTTGTGGCGCAAACACTTAGGGGGTATTAACGTTGTTATCAGCGGGATGGGGGCTGGCAGGATGGGTGTCGTGTCCCCTAGTTAACCTCTTGCGTCTCATGGGTTTATGTCTTTTTCTGCTAACTTTTTCAACGTCTAAAACTTTTGCGGGGTCATTTGTCGCACAATGATTATTGTAATCACTAGAGTTAATGTCTTTAACCTCAACTACTTCCGCCTCAATTTGTCTAACTTCTTTGCGGTCACCTATTTGCGCATTCTTTGAATTATAACCGGCGAGAAGTTGAGCCAACGCGGGCGATAATCCATGTTGAATATCTTGTTTAACCTCAACCCTATTAGGTGCTTGCACATATCCGAACGATCTTTCTAACATCCATGCTTTAGCCTGCCATGATTTTTCGCCGGCATTGTTAATTGATTCTAAAAGGTTCACTTCGAGTTCGCGCCGAGCCTTTTTTATGGCAGACGCGAAGGAAGCATGTCTTTGTGTCCAACACCGGAGAGTGTTTGGACTAATACCCATAATCTCTCCGGCCTTCTCCCACGTCAAACCTTTGCGAATATACTCGCAAACCTTTTCGGTCACTTCCTTTGTAAGTTTTGGAACAACGTCCGGATGCGGCCTCACCGGTGGCTCAATTAAACTTTTTGAGTCGTTTTCTTTGCAATCCACTGTTTCTGGATATGGATTGTTAAGTTCAATGCCTTTTACGCCGTCTTTTATATCTTCTCCGGTTGTCATGTTTTCAGCGAATATAAGTTTTTCTGGCGAAATGGCTCCTAAAAATCGTTCGAGAATGCCCCTAAAAATCGTTTTCGTGAGTCGGTTTGATGTCCCATACCCCCCAAAAATAGCACACCGGAGGCTTAAAAAAAGCTTTACGCATTCAGCTAAAACAGGCAATCTTAACCCATGAAACACACACAATCGGGAGCGGAAACTATCCCCGCCAAAGTGGATAGAGAGAGACTGATGAATGAGTTCTATAGAGGGATATTAGTCAAGAGTCGCCAAGCTTACGCATGGCAACCGAAAGCCGTTGCGGTTAGGAGTCGAATTGCAACGGAAGACATGACGTATGAGGAGCGTCAAGAGATTAGAAACGGACGTAACGCGATCCGGCTTGCTAGGGGATATAACAGAGTCGAAGATAAGCGTCCGGAAGAGGTAAAAGATAAGTACATGAAAGCATTTAGCGGAAACCTCGTTTCCGTAGAGTTAGAATGCGTATTCCACAAGGATTATTCCGTTCCAACGGAAAAGGATCTCGGAATGCTGACAGAGGTTGTGGGAGATGGATCTGTAAGATATGAAGATCACTCCGGAGAAGATGGCTCCGGTGCTGAAGTGAAAGTGACAATGCGTAGCGAGAATCCGGTACGCTTGAAAGGTATTGTGGATAAGATTACCGCGATGGGAGGTGAAGTGAATACTACATGCGGAATGCACGTCCACCTCGACCAGCGCGGAGTCTCCAAAGTGACGGCGACAAAGAGAGCCAAACGGCTTGTTAAGTCTCTTCCGGCTCTTATGAAGCTAGTCGCCCCTTCACGTTTGGAGAATCGTTTCTGTCAAATGAACAGAGCCATCCTTAAACATGGAACATATCGGTTTAACTCGGATCGATATACTATGATTAACTACTTGTCCGCATATCGGAAACATAAAACGATAGAAGTTCGGCTCCATGGCGGAACGCTTGACTTTTGGAAGGTCTTGGGATGGATCAAGCTTTGTCAATTCATCCAAAACTCTTCCGAGATTGATGCCGTAGCGAAAAAGCGTGATGGCAATTCCTTGGCAATAGGAGTCGAGGATCTTATCCGCATGGAGAGTCTTCCGGAGTCGATCCGGCTTTATGTGTGGAGACGTTTCCGGCAGTTTCACGTCCACCATGCACATTCGCTCCGGACTAAACTCATAGAAGAAAATAAAATCCATCTTACCGATGGAATGGCAATTAGCTGAAGGAAAGGAAAATACAATATGTGCAAACTATTAGGATTCTCAGTATCGGAAAAAGTTAGCGAAGGAAAACTCTCGGAGATTATCCAAACCGCTCGCGATCTTCTCAAAGATCAAAAAGACGGCTTTGGGTATGCTCTATCCGGTGGGGATATTAAGGGGATAACATCCCTACGGCTTACAACCGGTTCCCTCCTCGGATACAATTATCCTGAAGTTGGGGAATGGGAAAGCTTGGCGGATCAACCCTATGAGGCAAAAGGGAAGCTTTCTCCATGCACCGGAGGGATCTTCCATGGCAGAATCTCCACCAATTCGCTAGGAGTTGAGAACACTCACCCTTTTGTGAATGATGATCTTGCCTTGGCTCATAATGGGATAGTGGATTACTCCGGAAAGAAGAGAGCCAAAAAAGGAGTGTGTGATAGTGAAGACTTGTTTAACACATTCACGATAGGCAAGGGATGGCGCGAGTTGTCGAAACACTACTCCGGATATGCGGGGATTCTTATCCTACGCTCCGGAGGAGCCTTGACGATTTATCGTGACAGCACCCCCAACCTTCACATTTGCCTAGTCTCCGGAGGAATTGTAGTGGGAACGACACTCCATGACGTGACAAAGCTTGCGAGCCTTTTCGATAAGGTTCCGAACGCGCCATGGATGCTCAAACCAGACTTTGCGACAACAATCCAAGATGGGAAGATCATAGGAAAAGAATCGGTCAAACCTATGCCCTCTCGCTCCTTTGGCGCGAAAGACTCTAAAAGTTTGGGGTCTTCCGGATATTTGGGATATTCCGGATATTCCGGATACGGGAGCCTGTCGAAGACTCAGGAAAAAGAATTGTTTCCGGATTATGACGTTTCGCCGTCCGCAGACGTAAATTCGGAAGCTTGGGAAGATGGATACCAATCCGGATATGATGACGGACTGAAGGGATACACACACACTATCCTTTCAGCGGATAGGAATTACAAAGCCGGATACAATGATGGATACAAAGACGGCGAGTTAGAGAAAAACGCTCCGAGCGTAGCATCCGGTGAGGTATGTCTATGAGTAAATACTACGTCATCGATGATCGCCTAATCGTGATCTGCTCCGGCTTTATGTCGCGAGCGGAGGCGAATAGGTGGATCATAAAAAACGGCGGAGAATGGAAGCCTTGGTATATTGTAAAGGAGGAGAAAACATGAATGTGCCTGTAGTGTTTCTGCATGGTTTGATAATGGGTGCGGGTTTACTCGCGTTCGTTTGGATGTTTTGGGATAACAAAAAATAACGTCCAACCTTGTCTTTCCCTTTAGCATGGGGGAAGCAAAGGTTTGACCCGATAGGGTTTGCCTAAAAGAAATAGAAAAGAAAAGGAGACACACAATATGAGCGCATTGTATGGAACAATTAAGGGAGCCAAAGGAATGGCCACAAGGTGCGGACATCGCACTTTGGAGACTCATTCCGCGTGTTGGAATGGAGCCGTTAGAGTTGAACTGCAACATGACAACGCCACCGGATCGACAACCTATCTTGTCGAATTGGTTCCTTGGCATGGAACCGGAGAGCATAGGTTCCTAGCGGAAGGAAGGATGGGAGGGGAAAGGAAATGAGCGAAAAATTATTCAGAGTATCCGCTAGGACTCTTGTCTCGTACACTGCGGTAGTAAAAGCCGTAAGTGAGGAAGAGGCTCGGATAAAGGCTCAGACCCTACCTTGGAAGGAATGGGAGGAGGATTACAATGATTCCGATTGGGACATCGGAAGTGCTAGAGAGATAGTGATGGGAGGTGAGAATATATGACATCAAAACATACATACTATTTTACCGATGAAGGAAGTTTCGGTAGAATTGATGCAAAACATATAATTGATACGAAAAACTTTACTGATACGGATTGGGAGAGAATTGAACTTTGCAATGATTCTAATCGGTTTGAGTTAGCAAAGTTTATTGAAGAAAAACGCTCCAAGTAAGAACAACCGGAGGAGGTTCTATCCCTTCTCCGGTTTATTTTTGCCCGCATAAATACTTCACACATGCGGAATATCCATGGATATGGATATTTCATGACGTTAAATACTTTTTTGAAATTTTTTGAAAAATTTTTGGAAACCCCTATTAGAGCCAAGAAAAACGCCCTATAAGGGGGAATTTGGGAATCTGGAAAACCAAAAAAATTTGGAATTTTCTATTTCTATTTTCCGATAAAACAGCAACAAGCCCTATTACCTAGAGGCTCTACTGTAATAGGTTTATACGCCTTTTGATTCTTATTTTGGCTACCCTCTACTTGGTTGGCCTTGAAGACGCGTTGTAGGGGCATTTCCGCTCGATTTTGAGGCATTTTAACGCCTTTATTTTTCATATTCATCCTCCCTTGGGCATTCATCGTGTAGTTGCTGTAGGTTCTTCTGGTGTCTGGCAAAGAACGAAGCAAGCCTTCCTATGGAGTCTGTAACATCCTTCCATTCGGCCTCAAATACCTCATAGGAGCAGTTGTTATTCATGTCATCCACTAGCTGACCCAATACCCTCACAACAGCGTGTAGCTGGGCATTCTCAAGCTTTAATAGATGTATAAACCTAATAGCTCTCTTGTAACGATGACTTTCCTCATCCATTGAAGCACCCATTGTATCACACTCCTTTTCAATAGGTAGCCACATGGCCTCGTCCGGCTTGCCGTTGTCGTTCATTTATTAGTCCAAAACACTACGCAGGAAGGCAGGGGACAGGCAAGGCAAGAAGCCTGTACCCCTTCCTGCTTCGTGATGTATATATATTGTATATATATAGAGTCTGTCATAGTGTACATGTCAGTATTTTGGCGACAGTCAGTTGATTTTGACAGTAAAACCTAAAAGGTTGCTTGGTTCGCGCTGTATAACCCGCTCTCTACCAATATCTTGCCAGCACTGACAAGCCTCTTAATATAGCGGTATACAGTCCTGTCTGACACTTCAAACTTTCCTGCCATTGTCTTGACCAGATCGTTGGCAACCCACTCCTTGCTACCCATCTCCCTCAACAGCCTGGAATCCTCTATATTCTTGTGCGCCCCTGGCTTCTTTAGTTTGTCCGGATTGAGCGCATAGTTAGCCTTAAACATCGGATAGCTCCATTGGACTACAAAGCTGTCTATAGGGGCAAAGTTACGCAACGTCACCTCGCAGGTGAAGGTGCGCTCATCCTCTTCATGGGCGGTCAAAACGACCAAGGAATCTGGATTACGCGCAAAAACACCTGACCCGCTGAACCTATCAATCGACTCGCTACTGCTCTTATTGCCCTTACTGAAGTGATGTGACAGGATGACAGACAGGTTGTGGCGGGTTGCCAGCATCTCAAACTCATTCATAAGCTGTGCCATGTCTCCGGCGTTGTTCTCATCCCTATCCCCCATCAGCATGTAGTTAGGGTCTAGGATGATCGCTTGGTATCCCTTGTCTCGGATATGCTCCTCAATGATCGGGCGGATTAGGGTAAGGTCTGCCGCGTGGCCCCGCAGTGTCCAGATCGACATATCACCAACTTGGTCTTGCACGCCCTTGGCCTTGGCTACGTCAAACAACCGGCCTCGGAACGACCACTCTTGAATCTCGAAGTTGATGAACAACACCCGCGACTTGGCGCACTTAACGCCCCACCAAGGAGTACCGGTGTGCAGGCTGATGGCTAGGTCAATAAGCGACCATGACTTGTAAGCCTTGCTGCCTCCGCCAAGCAAAAGCTTCCCGCCTTGATGTAGCAAGCCATCCATAAGGACGTTTGGCTCTTGTATGTTTTCGGACATTAACTCGGCGTAGGTCTTGATTGGTGGGATTGTACTTGGCTCTTGTTTAACTCCCAAAGCTACTGCTGGCTCTATCATTTCCCCTCCTTGCAGAACCACAAAAGGCTCTGTGTTTTGTCGTTTCTTTTAGCACCAGGAATTCTTACTGGTTGGCTTGGCTTGAAAGTTGCAGGATCGCACCCCAATGGAACAAGGAAAGCTTTTAATTGCTCAACCCACTCATTCTTTTGTGGCATCTCAAACCAGCCGTGGAGACTCTTACCGCCTGTGTCAACCACTGCGTAAAGTTTCATTCTGAATAGATCACGCATAAGTTGGAACACCGCCCCGATCTCTGGCTTGGTAAGCACGTCCGACTCGACTACCAAATAAACCCTATGCTCAACTGTATCGTTCGATCTGCTGATCGTGCCTTGCTTATAGGTTGCTCCAGTCGTGAATTGCCCTATCGGTGCATCCAACTTCTTCCAATCCCAAGCTGATCGAAAGTTCTGCGGATGCCTACCGCTGTCCTTGACATCACCGATCCAAATGTTGTCGGCGATGTTGAACAGGGATAGGAACAAGTGATACTCGGTATCTGGATCTTCCAGCTTGACTGGACTCTCCTCAAACATATCGGCAGGATCCCAATTGTAATGAGTCAAGTATCGGCTCCTGTTAGACTCGGCAATCGTCTTTAGTCTATCCAAAACATCTGCCTCCGGATCTTTCACTAAACGAATTGTAGCAGACGACCCAACAGACATAATGTTAATAGGACGATATAATGGATCGTTAAATATTAACTTACGAAGTTTGCGGTTAGCCTCATCACGATACGGAGCGCAACTGGTATGCCAGCAGAAGATCGTGGGTGCGCCATCAACAAATACAGTTGTATCCCTAACCCTCGTATGGCTGGTGTGTGCCGACTCACCTGGACACTTGCAAAGCCCATGGTTCCCGGACTGCCAATCCACTTGGCCTACGATCTCTTCAGCTTGTCGTTGTGCTGTTGTCATAAAATTCAAACTGGCTCTGATTCAAGGGGTAGACACACTGAGGAAACGCCCGCCGCAGGATCTCCCTGCGTACCACAACGCCAGTTAGTTATTTGGTTTTCTTTGCCTTGAGCCAAGTTCTTAAAAACTTATGATCTTTTGGTGATATTCGTTTGCCTTGCTTTAGGTCTGCCATCAGCAAACTTGCGAGAGATTCCATCTTTACAGCGAGTGATTCTAGTTTCATTTAGTTGTTCCTTTCCTTGGTTATGGTTGTATGCCAAGCCGACTCTGCTCTTCCCGAATAGCAGCGTCAATCTTTTTTAATTCGGACATAGTGAAGAACTCATCCTTACACACAGGGCATTGTGTTCTGGTTATGTTGGGTGCGGTGAAAGGCTCGCCGTTCAGCTTGCAAACCGAATCCATCTTGAGATCGCCAGTAAACTCAATCGTGTTTGACTTGCGACAAGTAGGGCATAGCTCTGCTGGTTTCTTCAAAGCCTCCAATACCTCGTCAACTCTATCCGCCGATTGCCAAGGCAAGACAGTATGTTTGCACTTGTAACACCTGCGTAGGTCTAGGTCTTTAATGGTCGTGCCGCCTATGTAATAGTCCTCAACTACATCAAGATATTTCCCCTTCCAACACTCAACGCACAAACCTTCTGGAGGCATCATCCCGTGATCTAGCGCAAACTCCTCACCACACTTCATCATTAACTCCGACATATCTACTGACTCTTCCAACCACCAATCATCCTTGGTGACGCAGATGGTATAGGTTTCCTCGCCGTAATAAAACTTATGCTTGGTTGATTCTGTGTTGCTCATTTGCCAGCCCTTTTGACTGCTCTCTTGCGAGCAGACTCTAAATACTTTTCAATTGCTTTATCAAGCTCTGCCTTGGTTCTAAATTCACTTCCAAATTGGGCTGGACCAAATGGCTTTCCGTTTCGTGTTGCCTGCGGAATGAATCCATAAAAAAACCCCAATTCACCCATAGTACACTCGTACCCACACGGAATTTTTTTTATTCTAGTTCTTGTAATTTCAAAAGTTCTGATCTCTGCTCCCATTGATCTTTTGCGTTCATCAAGTAGATCAAAACTATTGTGAGCAATAACTTCATTTCTTACTGTCTCTTTATAATTTACAATTTGTGTGTTTTTCATATTTGAGTTTTGGCATTTACCCAAAACCAATGCAAGCATTATTTTTTAAGCCCCTAGCTCCATCGCCTTCTTGCTGGCCTCAACAATATCCTGCGCTGTAATATTCCGCAGGGCATTGCACCAGTATTGAGTCTTCGGGGTGCGATTGCTCGCATCCTTACACTTCGCCTGTGGCAATCCTGCATGCGGACGGCAAGGCGCGTGCGGGCAAACATCCGGCTTAAACACCGATACGTTTAGAGGGTAGAAAGACATTCTATCGGCTGGATCGTAACTACCCCAAAGGGATACGCATGGAGTATTCAATCCGGCAGCAATATGGTTTACGCTACTATCCGGAGCTACAACGAAGTCAGCGTTGGCAACCACCGGAAACAACGACCTAATCGCTTTTGTAGTATTGAATAGGTCAACCACTCTAGGGTGATCGACATTAAAGTTATTGCTGTTATCCAGCCCGATGATTACCGCGTGATGTTCTGGATGCGCCTCTAACAGTGCCAGCACCGCATCCTGCCCCATCTTGGGCGGGTAGGTGCGGGTTGGTCCGCTGGACGAAACATGATAGGCGAAATACTTTGCTGGCAACGGCCACTTGCCTAACGCCTTTAACTCATCATGGTCTTGCTCGATTAGGTTTAGGACTGGCTTGCAATACTTCGCCATTGTCTTCTCATCCCAAACCCCCATCCATTCGTAGATTCGCTTGTAGCAGTTTCCTGGTCCAGTACCAAGTTTTGTGTCTCCAACCTGCCCGCTGAATAAATCATCGGTTGGTAAATGACTATCGTAACTTTCCCAAGCCTCCAGCGTGCATGGTAGCGGGTAAAGTTTCGCACCTAGCCCGGCATAGAGCGGAAGGTTGCGAGCCGGAGCGTAGACATCCACAACCCCGCCAGACTCCTGCACCAAGTAGTTTACGAAAGCTGTGGCAATGACCGCATCACCAATCGCACCAGCCCTGTAGACGGCTGTAGCCCCGCCCGCCGACCTGCCCTTGTAGTAAGGCTTAATCTTGTGTGGGCATGGGATTGAGTCGTTCCAGATCCCACCAGTAAGCTCGTCCGGAAGCACGTAAGTGTTGCGAACATGAAGTAGGTTGTCATCTACCTTGTGGATTGAGTTGGTTTGGTTAGTCCATAGTTTCATTTTGTTTTCTCCTCTATAATGAATAAAACAGCAAGAATTGCTGTTATGGCTGTAATGACCGCAATGGCAACAAGAAGCTTTCCTATTGCCAATCCTGCTCCGACAATGATCCAATCGTATAGTGCGCTCATTTGGCCTTACATTAAAAGCAAAGGCTGTGCCTCTGCAATCCTTTTATTTATCAGTTTTACATATTCCGGATTAAGCTCGCAAAGGATTGCATTCCTTCCGTGTTCCACCGCCACCTGTGCCGTTGTACCGCTACCACCGAATGGATCAAGTACAGTTCCGCCGACAGGACAACCAGCTAGTATGCAGGGTTCAATCAACTCGGATGGATATACAGCAAAGTGTGCTTCCTTGTACGGCTTGACATTAACCGACCAAACGCTCCGCTTGTTTGCTTTTTCGTATGATTTCGTTAATCCGCTGTGCGGTTGCAATCCTGTTCCGGAATTATGATACTTGCCGTTTGTTCTGTCTCGCGTACCCCAATCCTGTTTTGACTCGACCTTGATTGCCTCGTTATCAAAATAATAATTCGGCTTCTTAGTCATCAAGAAAATGTATTCGTGAGCCTTTGTGCATCTATCCCTAACAGACTCCGGCATTGGGTTGGGCTTGTGCCAGATAATGTCTTGACGCAAATACCATCCGTCTGCTTGTAGAGCAAATGCCACCCGCCAAGGTATGCCGACCAGATCCTTGTGCTTAACACTGCTTCCGGCGAAAGTTGATGCCATCCTGTTCTTGGCTAAACCGCTATCAACAAGAGTGCCTGTATCGCCATTCCTAGATGAATCCGGAGTTGCCTTTCCATCCCTGTATGATGCGTATGAATCGCCGAGGTTAAGCCAAAGCGTGCCGTCATCTCTTAGCACCCGATACACTTCTTTGAACACAGCAACTATCTTTGCCGTATATTGCTCCGGAGTTAACTCAAGCCCAACCTGCTCATCCTTCCGGACTGCACCGCATCGCCTACAAACATCCTTGTATATCCCATCCCCAACCGCTCCCTCCAGATTCCTGTGGCCTGTTTGCGTCTTATCCGACTGCTTACTGTCCCGCTTGTGCGAGCATGTTGTATCACCGCCGACCCAAGTGCCTGTGCCGTAATCGCGCAATCCCCAATACGGAGGACTTGTTACACAACAATTCACAGATTGTTCCGGCAAAGTTTTTAACTGCTCAATGCAGTCGCCTTGTAGTATTTTTACGTTCATATACTCTGCATCTTATAGGCTTGGTCAACAAGCTCTTTTACGCACTTGGAATACTCTTCCTCTGCACTGCTATAACAAAATATCTCGGTTCTAAATCCACCAGCCTCGACCCACAGCTTCCATCTCAAGTTCTGATTGTCCCACTCCTTCTTAACCTGCATCGCTATCTCGTCCTTGCTTTTCATTCCTCACCCACAACTTCCTTGCAGACTAGGCTGGCTGCATCCACCATCGTAATGATCTGGATCATATCTATCGCGTGTCCGTGAGTCGCGCGATCCCTCTCAATCACAAGCTTATTGCGTGCAATTGAAAGGATCTCGCGCGCCCACTTGAGGCGATCTTTAGCCTCGACTTGCATTACGAACCAGATCGCATGCGAAACTTACGAGGCGATTTGTTGCTCTTCCCAGCAGCAGAGAGTGCTATCGCAATCATCTGCTGGCGTGAGCGAGGCTTACCGCCTGCTCCACGCTCTTTGCCTTTCTTCTTGTTGTCCATTGCCAACTCGTGCATATTCTTTGATACGTCTTTGCCTAGCATATTCTATTCTCCTTTATGTGTTGTAATAGGGATTAGGCACTTCTGGTGCCTTTACCCCGAAGCTTGGGTTCTCACATCTGCGACAATCGCGAATGTCGAAGTCTAGTATCTCGCCGTGGTTAAGCATAACTGTGAATATCTTGTTATGATCCATCCCATAATCAGTAACGATAAATGCCAGTCCCTCACCCTTTGGAGTCATCATCCATAGTTCGGGATTGAGTTGGATCATTTATCACCCCATAACAATATCAATAGCCCAATCCCAATAGCCATTACTCCGACTAAACGGATTTGATCGTCAATGCTCATCGCCAAGCTGGTCCAGTCAACCAGGCCACCAACACCCAG